TCATCACCATCGCCAACCTGGGCGTCTGGCTCTACATGTATCTGCTCAACCGCAATCGGGTGACCAATGAGCGCATTAACCGGATGGAGTACGCCATGACCGACACCATCGGGACGCACTCAGACCGTTTGAGCCGGCTGGAAAAGGATGTCTCGCACTCTCCGACACATGATGACCTGGGCAAGCTCTACGAGCGCATGAATGGCCTGGAGCATCGCTTGGGCGATCGCATTGAGATCGTCAACGGCGCGGTCAAGCGTATCGAGGGCGAAAACGCCGCCCAGACCCGCATCCTGAATCTGGTTTACGAGAGCCTGGTGAAATGATGAGACAACTATCCGAGCTAGTCGGCGAGGACATTCGCCTGCGCCTGCTGTGCATCCTGTCGGCCGCACCGGCCTACACGGCCAACGAGGTCACCCTCCGCCAGTTCCTGGAAGGCTTGGGACACGCGCTCAGCCGTGATGCGTTGCGCACGCACCTGGCCTGGCTGGAGGAACAGGACTGTGCCATCACTCAACAGCCTGGCGGCGTCTGGCTGGCGACGCTGACGGCGCGTGGCGAGGATGTCGCGCGCGGTGTGGCGCATGTGCCTGGCATCGCCCGCCCGAGGCCCGAGTGATGGGCCGCCGCTCCGCCGTGCTGGCGTTGCCCGCCGAGGTGCGCGATGAGCTGAACGCGCGCCTGGTCGGCAATGGATTCTCCGATTACGAGGGTTTATCCGATTGGCTGGAGTCGCAGGGGTGGACGATCAGCAAATCCGCCCTGCATCGTCATGGCAGCGCCCTGGAGGCAGATTTTGACGCGGCCATGTCGGATGTGGCGCGCACCACGGCCTTGGCTCGCGCCTGGGCAAAATCCGACGATGACGAGCGGGGCGACCTGCTCGATGCCACCGCTCGCATGCTCCAGGATGCGCTGCTGCGCATCACCATCGCCATGCGCCGGGCCGAGGCGGAAGCGGAGGAATCCAATCCGGCCGAGGCGGCGAAGACCTTGAGCCAGGTCACCCGCGCGCTGGCCGATCTGGGTCGGATGAGCATCGGCCAGAAGAAGTGGGCGTTGGAGGTGAAGGGGCGGCTGGCCGCCAAGATGAGCGAGCTGGAAACCGAGGCCAAGGGCGGCAAGAGCCGGCTAGACCCGGAGACGCTGCGCATTGTGCGGGAAGAGATTTATGGCATCGTCTGATCACGCCGTAGATCTGCGCGTTCAGGCCATCCTCTCCAGCCGCCGGCGCGCCAATGCCAGCGGCCAGGCCGGCGAGGACGCAAGCAACATCCGCGCGGCCATCGTAGGTTTGGCTGAGGCAACGAAGCCCAACGCTCAGCCGGCCGAAGACGTTGGGCTTCCTGGCGTCAGCCCAACCTACGAGGCGGCGTAATGAATCAAACCGTTGCCGCCGCCGTCCAGTTGTACCTGTACCAACGGCGTTGGTTGCAGGACAAGGCGCGCTTTAAAGTTGGCATGTTCGCCCGCCAGACCGGCAAGACGTTCACCACCACGCTGGAGCTGGTGGACGACTGTTTCGAGGCCGAAGCACACGGCCGCCGCACGCGCTGGGTGATCCTGTCGCGCGGCGAGCGCCAGGCGAAGGAAGCGATGGAGGAGGGCGTGAAGAAGCACGCCCGCGCCTACGGCATGGGCATCCAGGAAATCGAGGGCACCTATCGCGGCGAAGATGGCGCCAGCTACACCATGCTGGAGATCGTGCTGCCGGGCGGCTCTCGCATCACCGCGCTACCGGCCAATCCGGACACCGCGCGGGGCTTCAGCGCCAACGTGTTCTTGGATGAGTTCGCCTTCCACGCCGACAGCCGCAAGATCTGGTCGGCCTTGTTCCCGGTGATCAGCGCCGGCCACAAGCTGCGCGTCACCAGCACGCCCAACGGCAAGGGCAACAAGTTTTACGACCTGGTGACCAACGAAGACGGCATCTGGTCGAAACACATCGTCGACATCTACCAGGCGGTGAAGGACGGCCTGCCGCGCGACATCGACCAACTGCGCCGGGCGCTGGATGATGAGGATGCCTGGAGCCAGGAATACGAACTCAAATGGCTGGATGAGGCGAGCGCCTGGCTCAGCTACGACCTGATCAACAGTGTTGAACACGATGCCGCTGGGGTGCCCGCGCACTACCAGGGCGGGCCGTGTTTCGTCGGCGTCGATATTGCAGCCCGGCATGACTTGTTTGTGATCTGGGTACTGGAACAGGTCGGCGACGTGCTGTGGACGCGGGAGATCATCGAGCGCAAGCGCATCAAGTTCGCCGAGCAGGATGCGCTGCTCGATGACGTGTTCGCCCGCTACCGGGTGGCGCGCTGCTGCATGGACCAGACCGGCATGGGTGAAAAGCCGGTTGAGGATGCGCAGACACGGCACGGTAGCTTGCGGGTGGAGGGCGTGCTGTTTACCGCCCCCAACAAATTGACCATGGCCACGCTGGGCAAAGAGGCGTTCGAAGATCGTCGCATCCGCATCCCGCTCGGCAACCAGGCGTTGCGCGCCGATCTGCACAAGCTGCAGAAGGTGATCGGCCCGACCGGCACGCCGCGCTTTGTGGCGGACTCCGACAGTGCCGGCCATGCCGACCGCGCCTGGGCGTGTTTCCTGGCCTGCAACGCTGCTGGCGCCGGTGGTCAACCCGCCGCCGGCGCCACCGTCGAACCCACGCCCGAGACCTACGCCAGCGACACCGAAGCCCGCATGTCGAAAATCGGCCTCAGGCGCCCGCACGGGGGGTCTGGGCGGCACAGATATGGCTGAGTACGCAAAAACCCGCTTAACACGTGTCATGACACCCCGCGCGGGCATTCCGAGAGGTAGCAAACAATGAGCATGCTAGAAAAATTGACCGGGTGGCTCAATTCCACCCAGTACAGCCTGGGAAGGATGGAGCCGCCCGCTCCATGGCCGGAACCGCCGTCAACCTTCCGCGAGGCGGCCGGTGCCACCGTCGATGCCGATGAGGATCAATGGCGCCGCCTGACCGGAGACACCAAGCGCGATCTGTCGCCCATGACCCATCAGCGCATGCGCGAGATGGCGCAGTACCTGTGGGAGAGCAACCTCCTCGCCAATCGGCTGATCGAGTTGCCGATTGCCTACCTGCTGGCCGAGGGCGTGGCGCTGCATTGCGACGACGAGGACAACCAGGCGCTGCTGACCCGGTTCTGGCGCGACCCGATCAACCAGATGGCGGTGAAGCTGCCGAAGAAGGTGCGCGAGCTGGGCATCTACGGCGAGCAGTGCTATCCGGCCTTCGTCAATGAGCACACCGGCCACGTGCGCCTGGGCTACCTGGATCCCGGCCTGGTGGAGACGGTGGTGATGGACCCGGACAACCCGGAGCAGCCCATCGGCGTGGTCACGGTGCGCGACAAGCAGGGCCAGGCCCGGCGCTACCGGGTGGTCGTCAATGGCGCCGATGCCGAGCTGTTCACCGCCCGCACCCAGGTCATCCGCGACACCTTCACGGATGGCGAGGCGTTCTGGTTCACCATCAACGACCTCAGCAACGGCCGCCGCGGTCGCTCCGACCTGTTGGCCCAGGCGGATTACCTGGACGGCTACGATCAATACCTGTTCGGCGAGCTGGACCGGGCGCAGTTCATGCGCGCCTTCATCTGGGATGTGACCCTGACCGGCGCCACGCCAGAGGAGGTGGAGAAGCGCGCCAAGAGCATCACCGCGCCGCGCCCTGGCTCTGCCCGCGTCCACAACGAGGCCGAAATATGGAAGGCTGAAACGCCGGACCTCAAGGCGCAGGATGCCAGCGAGGGCGCACGGCTGTTCCGCAATCATGTGCTCGGTGGCGCAACGATGCCGGAACACTGGTACGGCGGCGGCGGTGATGTGAACCGCGCCACGGGCGAGAGCATGGCCGAACCGACGCTGAAGGTTTTGAGCATGCGGCAGCAGGTGATCAAGCACATGCTGGAAACCATCGGATTGTACGTGCTGCGCCAGGCCCTGCTGGCGCGCGGCCAGGGCGAGCCGGATCTGGAGGACGAGGCATACCAGGTCGAGGCGATCTTCCCGGAGATGACCGCGAAGGACACCACCAAATACGCGGCCGCCCTGCAACAAGCCGTGGTGGCCGTGGGCCTGGCGCTGGACAAGGGCCTGATCACCCAGGCCACTGCCGTGCGCATCATCAACGCCATCGCCGGGCGGCTGGGGGTGGAGATCGATGCCGAGGCGGAGCTTGAAGCGGCGCGCGGCGAGGCGGCCGAGGCGGCGGCGGCGGATGTGTATGCCACGCCGGAGGAGGCGTGAGCCGTATCCGTAGCGCAGGCATCCCTGCCTGCCTCGTCAGTCTGATTAGATATACGAGCAGGCTGGAAGCCTGCGCTACATGACCCCCGCCCAGGAACGCGCGGCCAAGGAAGCCGCCTGGCGCAAGGCCTACAACGCGGTGCTGAAGGACCGCGCGGCGCTGTTGGGGGCGACGAATACCGAGGTGCAGCGCCTGCTGACCGTGGCTCTGGCGGAGGTGAAGACGGCCCTGGCCAGCGCGCCGAGCGAGTATCAGGCGTGGTATCTACCGCAACTGCAGGCGGAAATCGAAAAGACCCTGGCCACGATGGGCAACCAGGCGGCCGGCGTGGTGAGCGGTTCGGCGGACAAGGCCTGGCAACTCGGTATCGACACGCTGGACAAGCCCATCGCCGCCGCCGGCCTGCGACTCTCGGGCGTGATGCCGCACCTGGATACCCAGCAGCTGCTGGCCATGCGCAACTTCATGACCGACCGCATCCGCAACGTGGGCGACAAGGTGCGCAGCCAGATCGGCAGCGAGCTGGGCCTGACCATGATCGGCGCCCGGCCGATGAGCGACACCATCACCCGGGTGCAGGAAATCATGGGCGGCGAGGCACGGCGCCGGGCCACCACCATCGTGCGCACCGAGCTGGGCCGGACCTATTCGATGGCGGCCCATGAGCGGGCCAGGCAAGCCGAGGAGGCCGGGGCGCCGATGGACAAGGTGTGGCGGCGCTCGGGCAAATTGCGGCCACGCATCGAGCACGCCGTGGTGGATGGGATACGGGTGGCGGCGGATGCGCCGTTCCACGTCAACGGCCACCTGATGATGCACCCCCATGACCCCACGGCGCCGGCCTCGGAGACAATCAACTGCGGCTGCGTGGTGCTCTACCGGCCGCGCGGCTGGGCGCAGACGATGCCGGATCACAAGCCGTTCACCGAGCACGAGCTTTCCCTGTCGCCCAAGTTGGTGGGCATCGAGGAGGCCCGGCAGACCGGCAAGTCAATCCATGCTGTAACGCCCGCTAAAAGACCACCCAGGCTATAGTCCCGAAACTGGCCCCTGACTCGTTACCCCCAACGACCAGGAGCGCCAGATGGCCGAAGACAAGCAATCCCCCGTACCGCTAACCGTCGCCCAGGCGGCAAAGCTCGTTTTCCGTCCGCCATCCAAGCCGGATGGAAAGCCTGTTGCCATCAATGCAACTGAAGTTCTGGCGTTCCGTGATTACGGTACCCACGTTGTCGTGGTGACTGAGGACGGCCAGAAGTTCAGCGGCGAGAAGGCAACTGACAAGGTGGCCAAGTAATGGGCATCCCCGCAACAGGATTGCGCGGGGTGCAACTGCGCGAGGCGGCCTCTACTGAGTTCCGTGCGGTCATCGAGCTGGTGCAACGGGCCGTGCGCGATCGCGTCTATCCCGGCCAGGAGCGTTACCTCGAAGTCGCTGCGATGTATCCGGACCGCGTCGTCGTGGCGCGTGAGGGCCGGCACTTTGCCTACCCGTACAGCATCGGCGCGGACAACCAGGTAGCGATCGGCGACCCCGTTGAAGTTACCCAGGAGTTCCAGCCCGTCACGATGCGCGAGGCTGTATTTATCGAAGCGGTCGGCGAGTCCGATTCCGGCCGCTGGCTGATCCGGGTGATGCGCGCCGGCCTCTCCGCCAACGGCAATGTGTATCCCGATGCCGTGCTGCGCGAGGCCGCGCCGCTGTTTGAAAACGCCCGCGTGTTTGAAAAGTCCGATGCCCAGCACGTCAAGGGCGAGGGCAAGGCGTTCAGCCAGCTGATCGGCGGGCTGTCTGCCGTGCAGTTCATCGAAGGCGGCAAGCCCGACACCGGCGAAATCCGCGCAGTCCTGACCCTGATCGAGCCGGCCGGCGACGTGGCCACCAAGCTACGTGAGGCCAAGGAGCGCGGCCTGGCCGGGCTGTTCGGCTTCTCCATCGACGCTGACGGCAACGCCAAAACCCAAATGCGCGAGGGCCGCAAGGTCCGCGTCGCGACATCCATCACCAAAGTCCAGTCCGTGGATCTGATCGTTGAGCCGGCCGCCGGCGGCGAGCTGATCCGCATGGTCGAGTCCGTTACCACCCCCCAGGAGGAAT